AAGTGATGTAATGTTCTCATCAGGTTCAAATAAAACAATGGGAACGATAGCGTTAGATGGTGCAAACCCTGGTACTGCTACAATATCAAATACATTAGTAACAACAGGTAGTATGATATTCTTAACCAAACAAACTAACAATCATCCTAACGCAGGACCAGTAGTAGTAAGTTCAAAAGGTAGTGGAACATTTACAATAACATCAAACCATAATGGTGACACAGATGTTGTTGCTTATCAAATCATAAATCCTATATAATTAAAATATTCAGGATAAACGAAAAAAAGATTATATTTATAATATATGAGTAATAAAAATAAAATAACATTAGATAGTTTCAATTTTGATGGAGCGGCAAGATTGCCGATATACATTGAAATAACTAAAAATGACCCTTGGGTGAGGTATGGTGAAAATAATAATCTGTATAGTTCATTTCAAGTGTTCTATCAAAATGTTCCAATACACAGGGCTTGTCTTCAATCAAAAATAATGGGAGTTCAAGGTAAGAGTTTAACAACAGAAGACCCTTCACATCAACAATTAATTGAGATGGCTAATCCATATGAAGATTTATATTCCGTATATAAAAAAATGGTAAAGGATTATCTTGTATTGGGTTCGTTCTCATCACAAATTGTTCGTAGTAATGACGGAGGTATAGCACATTTTTATCATATGCCTGTGGATAAAATCCGTTCAGGTAAAGCAGGAGAAGATGATGTTGTAAGATGTTATTACGTAAGTGAAAATTGGGATAAGTATAGAGAACCAAGATATAAACCAAGAGAGGTTTATGCTTTTTCTATGAACGACACAGATAATGCGCAACAAATATTTTATTATAGAGATTATGAACCTAATGGAACTTTCTATTATGGTTTCCCATCTTACATTAGTTGTGTTCCATCATTACAATTAGCAATAGAGGTTGTTAATCATCACCTTACATCAATACAATCAAACTTAACACCATCTATGGCTTTAAGTTTGGTTGGAGAAATACCACCACCCGAAGAAAGACAAAATATATTGGAGAAATTAAAAACAATGTATGGTGGAACCAACGGACAAAAGTTTTTCCTAAACTTTATTGAATCGTCAGAACAAAAACCCCAAGTAGATATTATTACTCCAACAACGACTGACGGATTATATAACAACATACAATCACAAATAACACAAAATGTAATTACAGCACACCAAATCACATCTCCATTACTATTAGGTATTAGAGATTTAGGTGGTAATGGATTGGGAAACAACAAGGATGAAATACTTATATCATATAATCATTTCATTAATACAAGTTGTAAGCCCGTTCAACGAGTTATATTAGGTGAGTTAGAAAAATTGATATACTTAAAAACAAAAACAAAAGTTAAATTAATTTTAGAACAAAACCCAATTTTAGATGTTGAAGAATTACCTGGCGATGCAGGAGTTAAACAAACATTACCACAACAAGAAAGTGAAATGTCTATTAACCAAAACATTAAAGGATTGAAGGGTAGAGAATATCAAGCGTTAATGAGAATTATACGAGAGTTTAATAAAGGAAAAATAAACAGACTTCAAGCAACTCAAATGTTACAAACTGGTTATGGATTAACCAACGAGGATATGAATATTTGGTTAGGAGAAGAAGAAGAACAACAAACAATTTAATTATGGCAACATTAGTAATGATGGTTTCAGTGGAAAGAGTAGTTCAAATGACTTCCATTTCACAAAACTTAGACACACATACAATTCGTCCGAACATCTTTATCGCACAAGAACAAGTGAGACAGATATTGGGTGATTTACAATACTCCGAACTTATACAAAAGATTGGTGATGGTGATGCTCTAACACAAAATGAAACATACTTAATGGACTACATACAGCCGTTTTTAATATGGCTTTCTGCACTTGAAACTACTGTAAGTATGTATATGAAGATGGTTAATAATGGTGTTACGACAGGAACCGATGGAGATGGTCGTAAGGGTGTTAGTATTGAAGAATTAAAGTTTCTTCGTTCTATGCTTACCAACAGAAGTGAAACATACAGGAAACAATTACAAGAGTATATCCGTATTAATTTAGGATTATATCCATTAATTGCACAATCAAACTCTAATCAAGTTGTAAGGAGTAAAAGAAGAGCGAACTATTTTTCAGGCATCCACTTTGATGATTATTCTTATCGTAGTGTTTATTTCCCTGGTGCTGATAGATATAGTGAATTAGCGCACACAGACCCACCGGGTTGTGATATATAAAAAAAAAATATGAAAGACATACTATTACAAATACTATTATCAGCAGGAACTTCCCTTATTGGATATGTTCTTGGATATAGAAAATCTAAAAATGAAATTGAAGGCGGTCGTCTTGAAAATCTTGAAAAGTCATTAACAATATATCAAACACTTATTGATGATTTAAGTAGAAAGGTTGAAGATTTATCTACACATATTGTTCGGTTGGAATTAACGATTGATAGTTTGAAACAAGAGAACAGAAAATTAAAAGGTAGTATATGAGAAAAGATTTACAATTCTTCCGAACCAAAATAGAATTACAAGTAGCGGAAATGGTATATAGATATTACGACCATAAACATAACATAATATTTAAGTTCATAAACTTATGACGACATTTTTTTCATTTATAAAAAAATATAATAAAAAACATTTCAAGAGTTATAGTGATTATCCTGATGCTGTAAAAAATAACGCGAAAAGAGGAATTGAACTTAATAAAGAAAATGGAAACAAATGTGCTACACAGGTTGGGAAAGTAAGAGCGCAACAATTAGCGCAAGGAGAACCAATCAGTGAAGAAACAATTAAGAGGATGTATAGTTATTTGAGTAGAGCAGAAACCTATTACGATAGTTCAGACGACAATACAGATTGTGGATATATATCTTTTTTGTTATGGGGAGGAAAATCCGCGTTAAGTTGGTCGGAAAGTAAGGTTAATTCATTTAAGTAAAATAATCCATCATTAAATTACATTACATATGTCAGTGATGGGATAAACCCACATTAATCATTAATTAGAGTTCCATTTTGGGACTTTCTTTATTTGGTGAGGAAAGTGTGAGGCACAAAAAAAGACGACCTTAAATCGTCTTAAAACTACTAACCCCGACCTTAACATACTAAAACAAAATTAAAAAAATAAAATGGAACCTGTGGTCGGGGTGTTCGTTATTACCCTTGGGGGGAAATTATTTTAACTTACTAATAATAGAATTGATATATTCTATCTTACCTATATAATCAGTAGGGGTATTTTTAATTTCTTTTCGTAAATTGATTTTAATACAAGCAAGGTCATTTTTAGTTAGTGTTACATCAACTATTTCTAACATTTCTTTTTCTAAATCTTTTTTCAATTTTTTTATATCTTTTTCCATTTAATTTGTTTTTAATTTTTTACCAATCTCAATACATCTATCATACGAAACATTCTTGAAAGCCGTATCGGTTCCAACCTTCTGTCCCTGTATGGCGGAGGTTCCGTAAGTATATTTCTTAACCATAAAGGTCGGTAGTGATTTTTTGTTCTCGTTCAATACTTTTGTTAAAGCATCAAGGTAGTCAAAAAACTCGTTCTCGGGTAGTTGTTTCAGTTCTTCATCAGTTAATCTTTTCATAATCGTTTTGTTTTATTCTTTATCAATTAAAACTACTAACCCCGACCTAATCGTATTAATTCAAAAATGGGTAAATCATCATTGTTAATACTCGTCTATCTTTTGGATGCGAGGTCGGGGCTTTCGTTTTTACCTTTATTGAACCACAAAGAAACGCCCATTACTCCGAAGAGCAATGAGTTTTTCAATGTTTTTTTTATAAAGTTATAACTGACTGATTTTCAGTGGGTTCTACCACCTTGGACTTACCACCTGTCTTGGTGTGAAGGGTTTTAAACACCCCTGTTTGTCCTGTTTCCAAATACTCAAACATCTCCTTTTGTAGGTTAAACAATTCCACTACGGAGACCTGAATGTTAAATAACTTGATTAGTTCCAATGTCTGTGTTAAAGCGGTGGTTCTTGTTATGATTGGTTGAGTGGTTTCTTTGAAACCCTGTGTTCTGTCAAACCCGTAAGGTAGGTCATTCCATTTTTTTACTTCCATTTTGTTTTGATTTTATTTTAATTTTAATTTATATGTTTCAGGTAATACTCTTAATTTCTTTAATTGAACGGGATGCGTATAAGTGAATCTAACCCTACTCCCAAACTCCACTATATTTTCACAAGGACAGAAAGCGTAAAACTTTTCTTCCTTACCAAATAATTTCAATTCCCAATTACAATAATCTTTACCATTCCATTTCACTCCCTCCGCGTTAATCACTTCACTTACAACGGCAACATACTCGTTGTTATGAATTAATCGTTCAGGTAGTTCGTAAAGTTTTTCTTTAACGGCCTCAACATCACTCAAAGGATTTTGTAGGTCTTTAATTTGGTTTTTCAAATCACCGATTTGTATTTCATAACTCAAACGGAACTTATCAAAATCACTTTTTAGATTTTGTAATTCGTTGTGCATCCGAGAGTGGGCTGTCTTCAATACATCAATCTTGTTCTTGAATTGTTCTTCTTCACTCATAATGTTTGGGTTTTTGTTTTGTAAATAATAATTCTTGCATCCGTCCCACCACTTTTCAATATCTTGTTTCGGGACATCACCTACTACGAGGTCTTTAATTTTTTGTTTTTCAGTTTCCAATAACTCCTTGTGTTGTTGGTCTTTCCATTGAGTTAATTTTGTATTTAAATCTTCCGTCATTAAATCCTGTGGTGTTCTCACCACTTGTTTTGTGTTGTTTTGTTTTTCCATTTTTTTATTTTTATTTCGTTGTGAATAATACTTACTACTGCACTCCTTACACCAAGAACCCAATCCGTCAATTTGGGATTTGTTATTGTGAAAATCTTCTTTTGATTTGTATGTCTTACAAATACTACATAACTTTATCATATTAATTTGTTTTATATTTCTTTACTACCATTTTATATTTTTCATCATACACATTACTGCATCTTCCACAAGAGGTTGGTGTGTTTTTTTGTGTATAACTTTCTTTACCACATTCAGGACAAGTCATAATGTATTTTGGAATCCACTTTTTAATACCAAGTTTTTCATACATCTCCAAATCCTTTTGTTGAGACCCCCAAGAAAAATCACTACGGGCAGAAGGTCTTGCACCAATCTCCTTACACTTACTCTTCCATACGTTATTGTGTCGTTCTCTTGCACCAACGAGGGCGTGAGCGACCTCGTGAAGAATTACGTCAGTAATTTCTTCAGGAGGGAGAACCTTAATCCATCTCTTGTTAAGGGAAATTTGTTTATACTTGAAATTACATACACCCAAGTATGTCTTAGGTTCGTCTTTCCAAGTGAAACCCCATCCCGCATCAATTAAGTTGTATTGTGTTAATACATCTTCTGCTTGGGATTTAACATTATCCAACTCATCATCACTATTAATTAATTTAACAGGTGTAGGTGCAGTTAATTTGGGTTTCTTAATCTCATCTATCTTCGTTAGAAAGGTGTAGATGAACTTGTCTTCGGGTATTGAAGAAAGAATTAATTTATCAATACTAATTGTTTTAGTATCTCGGTTGATTTTTGTTGGTGGTTCATTATTACCTTCCAACTTGGTTGTTAATTTCCAATCATTCAATCCCGCCTTATCCAACTCATTACGAGCGGCTTTTTTATTGACGCGGATTTGTAATAACTGATTGTGTGTAAAAGTCATACTCCTATTTTTTTTACTTCGTTTATTTTGGGTTTCCCCACTTATATAAATATTTTGGAATATTACAAAGTGTCCGAAACCTGAAACAAATATAAAAAATATTTTCCACATCGCAATGAGTTTATGAAACTATTTTTTTTTTATTAAAATATAATCAAACTCATTGCCAATCCAAATCTTTCTCAATTACTGTATAAACGTAATTTACGGACACCAAGTAGGTTTCTAACAAAAGGGTTAGGTCAGTTGGTAAAGATGTAGTTTTGGAGATCTGGTAAGGTCTCACCCGTATTACTGACCCCATCAGTATTTCACTCCATCAAAAAATAAAAAAAAAATATTTCAATAAACTCATTGCTAATCCAAAAAAAACCCGCATATTTGTGTTGTGGTTGGAAACGACCACAATCAGTTCTTTCACATAACATAACGGGTGGTTCCGTCAAAGACCGAAAGGACATTTCATCATTATGAAAAAGATTAACAAGAGTGGTAATGTTATTATCACCAATCCAAACCAATGGAATCACATTTCCAAAAACCCTGTTCTCACAAATGAGACTGGGTTCCAAATCCAACAACAAGGGTATGGTAAAACGGAGGAAGGTCAATCACAAGAAACCTTTATGAGAAAGGTGTCGGACATTCTCGCACAAATAAGAGAAGAAGAACTTGAC